CTAATTTATTAATTCTTTGATGTGTGCAATAAGTTCATTTTCTATTGTTTGCATGTGGTCTTCAACAATTCTAATTGCTCTCTCATATAATTCTTTTTCATCCATGCCATCCTCTTTTAATCCTTCGAGAATTTGGACTATAATACTTTTTGTCTCTGAAAATTCTTTTTTTATAATATCATGTATCATTTTATAAGTAATACCCTCGATGATATCATGCATTTCAGTCTCAAAATCAATCAGTTTTCTGTTGAAAAAAGTATCAATTTCTTTATTAATTATGCTCCAGTTTTCTTTTAAGTGATTTTTCTGGATATATTTTATTATTTTTTTCTGAATCGCCCATCGAATTTCCTGAATTTGCAATGTCAATATCATTTCAAGAGCTTTACCAGTAACTTTTTCAGTTCTTAACCTTTCTTCTAATCGATTGAGGACTTCTACAAGTTTTTCATTTTGAGTTATAAGTGTACTCCTTCTGTTTTCAGCATATTCTAATTTTACTAAGATTTCTTCATAATATTTCTTATTGTCCTTAATCATCAAGTCAAATATAGTTTTTGCAAAATAAAGAAATATCCCACATATTACTACTGTCACTCCCAGTTCGCTAATTTCTTTAAAAAACATTTTTCCTCCTCAACTGCTACAGTGCAGTAGGATTTTCTTTTTTTTCTACATTAAAAATATCTTGTACAAGCTTTTTCGGATCAAGTTCAACTTTTAAAATTTTGATAGCTTTATATATTGCTTCTTCTCCAAGATTTTCTATAATATCTGGAATCCATTTTCTATCAATTTCTTTTTCTTTCATAATGTATTCTTCTGCCTTATCCCAAAATCCATTTGCAACAGCCTCAAATTTTTCAATTCCTGCTTTTCCTTTATTCACTATTTCACTTCTATAGATTGCAGTTTTTGCAAGTTCTCCAACTTTGTTTATTACATACATTTTTACCATTGCTTCTGTCATCTTAAATCATCCTCTCTTTATTTTATATTTTTATTTTAAGCCACCTGACAGGCTCAAATTTGCATTTAAACTTGTCAGATAACCTTTTATATCTAAATTCATTTTAAAGTCCATGTAAACCAAATATACAGATCATTTTTTCTATAGACTCAATTTTTTGGTTTTTTGAGCCTATAAATTTTTTTAGACTTAATTTTTTAAAATTTTAAGTCTTATTTTATTTCAAAGTATTCATTTATACTTTTTACTATTGCCTGTATATATTCGTTTTTCCTTTCAAAAGCTTTTTTCAAATCCTCGTTATTATCAATAAAAAATGGCTCTGAAATGACACAAGGTGCTTTTGTTCTACTTAACAGTCCACTTCCTCTTCCATGCCAAGGCTCTTTTGCACCTCTATTTTTTAATCCTAACGCTTCAGATACATTTTTAGATAATAATTCAGCAAACTTTTTTCCTTTCACACTTCCTGGATAATATATTGCTTCTGTTCCTGTTGCAACTGTATTAGCACTATTGCAATGTAGCGATATAGCTAAATCTGGATTCAAACTGTTAATCAAAGTTGTGTTTTCCATTTTTGAATAACCTCTATTATGTGTAAAAGCTTCGTACCCATTATCCACAAGTAATTCCACTAACTCATCAGCCAATTTTGTATTGTACCCAAGTTCAGTCACTTTTTTATCCTGTGACACTGCCCCACAGTCATTTCCACCATGTCCTATTATTACGCATATCTTTTTCTTGTTCAAGGTGGGCTTCACCTCTTGTTCATAGTTTTTTATCCATAAAAGAGCATAATCTTTGTCTTCTCCAACTTCTTTTATTTCATATATTTTATGCCCTATTTCAACTGTGTTTCCGATATGTTTTCTTAACTCTTCAATATTCATTTACATCACCTTTTTAATATATTCTTCTTTTATTTCTATACGATTGAGCCAGCCTTTTAAAAAATCTTCTTGTGTACTGTCTTTCGCTGCAAGATTTTTATAAAAAGTTCTCTGCATTTCATGATATTCTTTCAGAAATGCTTCAGGATTTATATTATTAATTGCTTCTAGCGTTTTATTTCCAACTATTCCGTCTATAATCAGATTAGCTCCAAATTTATTTGCTACAATTTGAGCTTTTTTTATTCCTTTTCCTCCACTGTTTACAGCCCAGTCAAATATTGATAAAGCTACTCTGTCATCTATTATTTTATCCAGCTTATTTCCTAAGTAATATTTTTTAAGATAAATATTCTCTGCAAAATCTTTTGTTAAATTTCGCATGTCTCCAGTATAGCCAAATTCTCTTGCTTCTTCTTCAGTTATCCCGAAGTTAGTTGCTCCACCTCTATCATTCTCGTCATTAGTATAGCCACCTTCAACTTCGAAAATATAATTTAAAAATTTGTTGAATCTATCCATTATTTCACTTCCTTTCCTAATAACTCCATAAATTTCAGATATTTAAACAATTTTACTGGACTAAAATCACTAGCTTTCAATGTCTTCAAATTATATGTAAGACTATCGTCCAGTCCTTTGTTAATTAGATGTAAGCATAATTCCGAACAAAAGTATTTGTCCTTATGCTCGATTCCTAGCTCAAGTAACTGACTAAACAGTATTGCTCCATAGTCATATCCTTTACCTTTCAGTTTTTTAAACTCTTCAAGCACAATTGGAATTTCTATATGACTATCTAATTCATAAATATCCATGTTTTCTTTTCTGATAAACGGCTTTATTCTTACTCCACCAGGGTTGCTTAGATATACATAGTCATTGTAGACAAACTCGCAATGTGAGTATTTTCCAAGCGTTCTCAATGTTATTAATAAACCAAGTATTGTTTTTGGTCTGTGAAAACATATGTATAAAGTATCTTTTTTTAACATTTCTACCACCTTTCATTCTTTTTATGTTATAATAATAAAAATTAAATTTTAAAGGAGTTTACCATGAAAAAATATAATCAATTTGAAATTTTTAGATTTATTGGTGCATTTAGCGTTTTGATTTTTCATACAGCTAAAAATACAAGTTTTTATTCCCAAGTTCCTTCGCTTTTCCAAAATGGAACAATTTGGGTATATTTCTTTTTTGTTTTATCAGGATTTATGCTTTCTTATTCTCATTTTAATAAAGACATCAACATAAAGAAATTTTATTTAACAAGACTTTTTAAATTTTATCCCTTATACTTTTTTTCTTTATTACTTCTTTTTGTTTATTCTTTAAAATATAAAGAAAAATTGATATACAGCCTTTTAATGATACAAAGTTTAATATTCGGAAAAGCTACAGACCAAAATTATAATTATGCCGCTTGGTATCTTTCTGTCTTGGCTTTTCTAATAATAATATTCCCATATTTATTAAAATTTATGAAAGTACATTCTAAATATTTTAAATATTTCACAATATTTACAGTTATTTACACTTACTATGTGTATCTAACATTTAACAAATACAGTAATAATTCATATATTTATCATCTTATTAATTATTTTCCTTTAATGCATCTTTCTTCTTTTGTTACTGGAATGCTACTGTTTTATTATTTAAAAAATATAAATGGTAAAAAATATTATTCTTTTTTACTACCCTTATATTTTTTATTTTTAACTCTATTTGTTCAATATAATAAAGTTATTCCTTATGCATCTGTATTAATTTCATTATCTTTTGTACCTTTGATTATGTTTTTATTTTTAGATACAGGATTTTTTAGCAAAATTTTAAGTAATGAATTTTTTATATATTTAGGAAGTTTAAGTTTTTCAATATATATTCTTCATGTTCCTATTTATCACATTTATAGAAAATATATACATAGTATTGATAATAATTTACATTTTCTAACATTTTTTATAATAGTTTTCGTTGCTTCAAATGGCACAAAATACTTTATTGAAAATAAATATTATAAATTTTTATGTAGCAAGTATCTAAAGTCCTAATACGGATTTTAGATACCTCCATTTTCTCTGTAATACTTTTCAAAATAAATTTTAATATCTAAATTTTTCAACTCTTCATTTGTCAAATTTTCCAAAGCTTCCTCTGCTTTTGCTTCTCCAATTATCACTCCGTTTAATACTTTTTCACCCTTAACAAATATTTCTCCTATTATCTCTTTTGTTATTTTGCCGAGAACGGGATTGTGTTCTTCGTCGTAATATTTCCATTCTTTTTCTTTAGCTATGGTGTCTTTAATCATCATCAAAAGTACTCTATCAGTATCACGAATAGGTTGATAGACACCGTCTTTTATCTTTACACCAAGTTTTATTTTTTCTTCCTTAAGTTCTTTCAACTTCTCTTTTATCTTCTCTATTTTAAAATCTCTATCATATACGACTTTCCCGCTCTTTATTGTTTCACATTCCTTTAATTCTATCATTTCTCCGTTAATAAAATACAAATTTGGATTTACTTTTATTTCTTCACTATATTCAATTTCTTCAATAATATCTCCGACCATAGTAGGAGCTATTTTAGAAACATCTTTTTCTCTTCCTAAAATTAAAAAACTATCTTTGTTATACATAATTTTTAATGTATTTTCTTTAAAATTTTTCTGCTCTTCATACCAATTATTATTATCTTCATCAAAAATTCCCCAATACTTCATTCCTTCCTCTGTTTCCATTACTTCTACTCTATCAACTACAAATTTTTTCATTTTTTTCCTCCTGTTATGCAAAATAAGCATTAAGCCATTGACCATTTCTATGAAACTGTAAAGCTCTACTTCCTATTTTAATATGATCTTGAGTTTCTCCATAATTTCTTGAGACTTTTGTTAAAACATAACCATTTCTTTCTCCCTTTCCATTAATTCCGTCTTCTACATAACCCACCATTCTAATTTCATAAATTCTGTTTACTTGAGCGTCGTGTGCTTTATTCCAAGCATCGTGTGCATGATTCCATGTATCAGTTATCCTGTTATGTGCATGCTGTATATTACTATCTCTTGCAGCCATATCATGATTGTCCATGATTTCGCACCAGTTACCACCATTCCTGTTTGGCACTTTGTAATAAGCCCTACCACCATTTACATGAAAACAGCCCATATAATCTCCATTATCAAGATACATGTATATATGTCGAGGTGTCCAACAATCAGTTGCGTTTGCACGGATAATATAATCACTATTATTACTATTTCTGTACCCTTTGCTAAACGGAATATATGGTGACAAATCTGGCTTTGGTGCAATCTCTTTAATTTTTGCATATGTTATTATCCCTGCTTTATTCTCTTCAGCAAGGTCGGTATATTTAACTCTGTTTTCAAGTTCATCATTTATTATTTTGTTATCTTCAACAAAATCAACTCTTTTCGGATATTCACTTCCTATCCATTGGTTAAGACCCAGTGTTGTTTTTTTCTGTGCTGGCATTTTTTTTACCTCCTACTCCTTATATTTTTCTCTATCTTCCCAATTTAAATTTAAGCTATCCCAACCATTCCATGTCTTGTTATATCTGTCAAATTCGTCCCAAGTCATGTAGCTGTAGACTATTTTGTAGCCCAGATGGGCAGGCTTATTCAGTTCTATAAAATTGATAAAATTATTTAAATTAGGCGGTATTCCATATATGCTTGTAAACTTTATAATAAAATAATACTCGTTAAATACTTCAGTTACTTCAATTTCCCCATTTGTAAATATTCTTGCTTGTTCTTTTAAGTTGCCCGGAGAAAATATCCGTTTTGATAACAGACGGAACAGAATTCTCTCCCGCCTGCCCTGCAGACTCAACCCTGAATCATATTCTAATTCCATAAATTTTTCATATTTTAGGATCTGTTCTTCGTTAAAAAAGTTTAAAAAAACAAATTCCCTATATTTCTCAATATCATTTTTTATTTTTTGAGCCTCTGCTATTAAACTTTTTATTAGATCTACCTGCAGACTATTCCTTGCAACTTTGGAAATCACTTTTATTTTACTGTTCATTGATAACAACTCCAGTCACTATTAATATCTCGTTGCTGTCCACTGTAATGTTTTTGCTGTCATTGTTTATCAGTACTTTACAGTCCTCAACTCCGTCAATAGATAAAGCTATTTTCTCAACCCTGTTAATAGACAGTATTTCCTTGTTATTCAAAGCATAAAGTGCCGAATTATCTTTTATCATCTGTTTTATTTTTGAACTGATTCGGTCTGATACAGTGATTAACTTTACTCCTGGACTTAAAATGACACTTACTGATATGGAAATATTCTTGCCGTCAAAACTCGCTACTGTAACATCAGCTCCGACAGGTCTTCCGTCAATCTGCTCTATTCTTTTTTTCACTTTTCTAATTAGTTCACTATCGGCTAAGGTATTGTTATAGTTTGAGATTCTGACTCTCACTGTTCCGTTCCCGTTCCACAATGGCTCAACTAATACTTTTCCTACTCCATCTATTTCTTTAGCCCATTTTTCGTAATCATACACATTACCACTGTGAGCCGGTTTTAATATCCTTTCTTTTGCCCTTGCTATTAAACTGTCATTAGGTTCCTTCTCATAGCCATTTGTAAAAGCTTTTTCATTAGTCACAGTAAAGATGTCAGCATTAGCTATTTCAAAGTTTACTATTTCACCGACAGCACAGTTTCCGACTTCTCCTATCTCCAGGCACTCCACTTCTGCAACTGCTTTTCCGTTGAATGCGATAGTTGTATCGTAGAGCAGCTTATATTTTGTGCTGTCCGTTTTCAGTACTATCGCTCCGGCAGATATTACTGTATCAGCTTTCCCGGTTATTGATATTTCTCCTCTTGCTTTAGTTCCCTGCTTTCTAGTCACTCCGAAAAGCATAGCGTGATAATCTATGAATTCGTCTTCTGTTGCTGTATCAATAAAAGTTTGGTTGACCCAATACCCCAGCAACTTATATATACTTTCAGCTTCTATCCCATAGGCACTTGCTATGTCAAAATTAAAAGACCCTTCTATTTTTGAAAAATCATTTTCCAGGTTAGATAGAAAAGTATTCCTAGCTTCTATTTTATTCAATGTAGTTCACCTCGCTCTCTCCATAGACAGTAGATATGTTAAAAGATGCTTCCAAGTGATTGTCATCACTGTTGTAGTTCAAATCAAAATTATAACAGTCCAAAATATATGGGTTGACAAGCAGACAATCTTTGATTTCTGAGATAATCAAGGCATTTTTCACACTTTCCTGATATATCGTACCTATATGCACATCCAGGTTATTTCCGTAGCTGTCAGAGTGTATTCCATAAAAATTTCTTCTTGTTTTAAGTGCTTTGAATATCCATACCTTAAGTGCCTCATTTTTTGTCAGTTCAATAAGATTATTACCGTTTTTTAAAGGCTCCAACGTAACGTAGTCAATCGCATATTCTTTAAAAAGTGGTAAATACTTTTTCTCTTTTCTTTCACTCTGCTTTAAAAATAGTGTTTCAAAATCCATAATCACACTCCCTCTATTGCGTTGCTTGGCATTTTTACTATTTTACTGACTACTACATAGTGTACACCTAATATCAGTACCAGCACTTCATCCCCGACTCTTAATGTATCCTCAAACCATATATCCTTATGACTTTTATAAGTTCCCGAACCCTTAACTGTTGAATGACCGTGAGTATGCGGAGCAGGTCCGTTAGCAGTGTCTGTCTGAGTAGATGCATCAATAGTTATTTCGTCAATCACACCATCTATTTTGTAAAGTCTGTGGTAACGTGGCAATAAAAAATTAGAGCAGTATATCTGCTCCGAAGGTACTTCCACATTATCAAATTTTATTTTCAATCCAGGTGGTGGACTGGTAACACTCGCCCTTATAAAATTGTTTGCCTGCTGTTGCACTCCGGTGTCAATCATATCGTTAAGTAAATCAAACATACTCATTATTTACCACCTGCTTTCTTACTTTTCTTATTCTTTTTATTTTTAGTTCCTTTGGATTCTTTAGATTTCGGTTTTTCATCAAATTCGGTTTTGTCCATCACATTCTCAAAAGCCAGCTCCACATCACAGTAATACATGTCATTTTCCCAAATATGTGTGTCATTTTTTACTAAAAAACTGCCGACAAGGTTTGTATGAGGTTCATGTATCCCTATCGAATAGCCACTCTGAATCAAAATGTTACCAAGACAGGTTATATTTCCAGTTTTCTCAACACTTTTCAGCATTTCCTTAGCATTATTGATGTTATCCCTGTCCTTGTCATACTGCATTACTTTCTGAAATAACCCATACTTTTCTTTATCCTCTTTATTTTCCACTTTGTCTACTATTTGCTGCTTTTCTTTTTCAGTTTTGTATATAACAATCTGGTTTACCATTTTTTCAATGTCTTCGCCATACCTGGAACTTTTTATATCCTGTTCCGAATGAAGTAAGACATCGGCCAACGCTCCCTGTTCTATCACTTCTATTTTCCCGTCATTACTGACAATAGAGTATATCTTTTTATCTTTCCTGTGCTGTATAGTGTAAGCATTCAAAATTATCTGATATCCGCTACGGTTAACCGCAGGATAAGTGCAGTCAACTATATCTTTCGGCACATTTCCTACTTCCAGTTTCAGTTCTCCGCAAATCTCTTTTAGTATCTGCGACGGTTTTTTCTTGTTAAAGTTTTTCACGAAATAATTTTTATTCAGATATATGGAGTTATCAAAGCAGCTGAAAGTTTTTATTTTACTTTGCCCGGATACTTCTACAGAAAAAACTTTGCCTGTAAACAATTTATCCTCGTCAACATAGAATTCTACTTTATCCCCCAGCTTAGCTATGGAGTTGTCATCTAAATATTTCACTTCCAGTGTTCGGGAAGTTCCATTTATTCCGCCTTTCCAAGTAATTCTTTCGAATTTTTTAATATGTTCTTCGTTATTAACAACTATCTTTAACATTTTTTCATTCCCTCTTACTTTTTAGGATTTATCAGACTGTCAATTTTTCCTTTTATTTTATCTTTCAGTCCATTCTTAATATTTTCGAACCGCTCTTCCAGCTGATACTCTTTAATTGGAGAAGTTTTGCCTGTATGACGTTCGTAGAGTTCGTTAACATCATCGATTAATCTTGTCTGTTTTCTGACCTCTATCAGGCTAATCGAGACATCAACATCTCCCGTCCTTTCCTTTATTTCATATTCCAGCTGTTCGATATAGCATTTAAAATAGATGCTGTAGTTAGGGACTATTAAAGTTAGTACTTCTTTATTATCTTTGTATTTCTCCAGTTTTTTTATACCGGCCATCGGCGAATGACGATTGAATAACATGTTATAAAATTTAGATTTTTTTGCGGGCAGAAATGTGGAAAAGCTCACTTTCTTTATGTTTCTTTCTCCTATCAGTGCCACTTCCCCAACATCTAAAATTTTCACGACCTCACTATTTTGGCCAGTTATAACTTTAAAATCTAATGGCGGTATCGTGAAAATAAATGGGTCTGTATCATATAGCAACATGAATATTGGTCTCATAGCTTTAAAATTCCTTTCCTGTTTATTGTGATGCCTGAATCTGTGCACGTAAGTTCGATATCATGGTGTTATATGTGTTTTGGCTAACACTTTCAGCTATCTGTCTTGCAATGCTTTCGATTTTAGCCGTATCGTTTATAGTGATATTTGATAACTGTGCGGCTATCTGTGCGTTAGCCTCATGATTGATAATCTGCTCCACAGACACAGGCTGAGGTACCAGCTGTTGTGGTTGCATCATATTTAATCTGTTATTTAAAAGATTAGGTAACCCATTTAAAGGACTTAACCCGGTACTAAGGGCATTAGTTATGGCTGTAGTGTCCAGTGGCTGTAACGGGTTAGTGTTCTGCTGTTTAGATAAAAGCTGACTAATCACACTGGTTAACTGTGCTGTTTTGTCCTGCTGTGTAAGAGCTAGATTCTGTTGTGATATCCCGAGCATCTGCTGTATTGCTCTCGTATCCAATGTTATTACCGGCATAGCCTCATATGATTTCCTTGCATATTCTTTCTGTCTTGCGATTCTTGCTTCTTCTTTTTTCTCCGCATCTGTCCTCAAATCCACATTGTGACCCATGTAGCTGTAGCCACTGCCTTTCATGTACCGGTTTGTATTCGACGAAGGGTCAAATGCTTTATTTATTGCATCCCGTTTTTCCTTTTCCAGTTTTTCATTTTTAGGTTTTATCAGTTTTTTCACTATATCCGGTGAGAAATAACCTATTGCTCCACCTATTGCAGCACCTACTGCCGTTCCTACTGGTCCGCCTATTGCTGTTCCCAGTGAAGCTCCCCATGTTGCACCTTTCACTCCAGCAATTCCACGCATTCCTATTTCCGCAGCCTTTACTATTCCGTCGGCCGTGCCTTTCAGTTTATCAGGGTCTAATGCTCCAGTCTTCTGCCATTCCTCAATTTTTTTCATGAAGTCTTCCATCCATTTTGTTGCGATAGGGGCAAAAGCTTCACCTATTGATATTTTTAAGTCGTCTAAGGCAGACTTGAACTGTGCTATCTTATTTGCTGTCGTGTTGCTCATTTCATCAGCAAATTTATCTGTCGCACCTTTAGCATTTCTTACTCCATTAGCAACCTTGTTGTAATTTTCTTCAGTAGTTCCCATAAGGGAATCAAGTATTTTCATACCTTCTCCGCCAGCTATTATTGCCAAGTATCTGTTTCTTTCTTCCTGGGTAAGGTTAGCCGTAGCTTTTTTCAGTTCATCTGATATTGTTTTTAACCCTTTGAACTTCCCCTGCTGGTCATAAAGCTGTATATTCAGGTCAGTCAAAGCATTCGTCACTTCTTTCGAAGGATTGGCAAGTCTTCTGTAAATCGCAGCCAAATTACGCCCAGCCTGTCCAGACTTAATCCCATTATCCGCAAGTACCCCTAACAGGATATTTACATTTTCAAAGCTTTCAAAATTTCTCGAACTTGCCGCAACATATTTATATGCTTCCCCTAACATCTGCACGTTAGTATTTGCATTATTACTTGTTGCAACCATTACATCCATAAGTCTGTCAACTTCGCTTATCGACATACCGAAAGCTGATAAGTTGTCAGTAACTATATCGGAAGTCTGGGCAAAATCACTTCCAGCCGCAATTGACATTTTTAAAAGTTTAGGTGTCATTTCCAGTACTTCATTTGTTTTCATACCTGCCATAGCCTGATACATCTGTGCCTCTGCCACTTCCTGTGCTGTAAATTTTGTTGAACGGCCTAAATCTCTTGTCTGTTGCATTAGCTGTTTTTCCTGTTCTGTCGAAGCACTCATGATAGCTCTATTTCTTCTTACTTGATCTTCCAAATTTGCATAGGCTTCAACAGAAGATTTTAATACGCTAATTGCTGCACCCGCTCCGATACCCACTCCGACAGTTGCTAATGCACCTTTTACTCCGTTAAAAGAGCTTTTAAGCTTATCTGCTACCCCGGTAGTCTTATTTTTTAATTCATTAAGTGAGCTCCCTACCTTCTGTGCTGTACCTGAAAACTTATCTTTTAGCTCAAGCAGGGCACTCAATTTATATTCACTCATTCTCCGGTACACCTCCAATCATAAGGAACATGAATAACAAGTCTGAATTGCTCAGCTCTCTTAAACTCTGTAAGCTGTGCCCACAATTTAAATAATGAGCGACTGTTCTTGCTTTCCAGTCGCCCCTAATTAGTTTTTTATTTCTTCAATCACTTCTTCAACAGTAAATTTTTCATTCCAGCCAGCTTTTTTCATAAGTATTTCCGAGATACCAGTTATCGTTGAATGACTTAGTACTTTTGATACAACTTCCGCAGGATTCATTTCACAACCTAACTGAGTAATCAGTTTATCGTCCTTAAAAATTTTTCCTGCAGTGTAAACCACTTCACTGTCCTTGTCTGTGCTGTTGCCGTTAGTTAAAATATCCAGTATTTCCATTCTGTTTAGTACTTCTAGCTCCAGTACTCCGCCTAATTCTGCCACTTCAACCTTTACTGTTTTTTTCTCTGCTAACTTTTTACTGTTTTCCAGTAACATTTCTATCGATATATTTTTCATATTATACCTACCTTTTTATTTTATAGAATTTTCATATCTTACGTCGCTTGGGGTAAATCCGAAAGGTATTTCCTCTTCTACTATTTCCCCTCTTGAAAATTTGGCCAGTTCAACCGAATTGAACCACACATTGTCGATTGATACTCTCTCTTCCTGACCTCTCAAGCTGTCAGGGTCTTTAATCGACGTCACTATCCTGCTTCGGGTATCTTTTCCTTTTGCCCAATTTTCAAGTATTTTTTTCCCACGAGTATAAACTTTATAGATTGTAACAGTTCCTTCTCCTTTTAACCCTGTAATCTTACTGTCAACCGAAAGCCCCAACTGGACATCTGCTCTTTCAGCCGAAATTTTAGCCTCTATTGATTTCAGTTCAGCCACTTTTTCATTATCAAGCCAAAGTTCCCCGTAAGCTCCTGTTATGGTTCTGTTTCCTCTTATATTTTCAGACATTTTATCAGCTCCTTTTTATTATTACATTGTCATTATCAGACTAAGCGATGCCATAGTATCGGCAAATCTTACATCACCTGTCAGATACACATCATCGCCCGTAGGGTATTGTAAAATCTCTAGCTCAGTCATGGTATCTGCATCCAGTCCATCCGCCATAACTGCTCTTTTCTGTGCTTCATAATCTATCTTCACTTTATTGTCGTAATCCCCGTTCAGTACATTTGGCGACATTTCTTTAAAATACACTTTTGTTACGTTTGAACAGAAATTCATTTTATTGTCATAATCATTGATGTAATTTCCAATCCAGTATTTCTTAAACGTGTCCCTTATATCATCTACAATAAAGCACATTCCTTCAACAACTTTAATTTTTCTTGTGTCTTTTTTCCATGTACTGTCAAACGTAGTTTTAGAGTTGACTCCATAATTTACCCTTACCATATCTTCATCCATATATAAGCTGAATTTCCCAACTTTAGGTTCGTAGTCTTCAACTTCTTTTAAATCATTCATTACATGATTGTCGGCACTACGGTTTAACGGCATGCCTGCTATAAGTCCTGCTATTGCTGCAGTGTATTCCTGAGCTGTGAAATCTCCATAGATGGACTTATATGTTCCGCCATTCCCAAGTTCCACAATAGCCACGTGGTCTGTATTATTTGCATAGCTTGATACATATTTTATGGTTTTTCCGATTGGCCCGGTAGTTCCAAACTGCTGTTTAACCCAGTTTACAATTGTCTGGTCTTCCGTTTCTATAGCCCCTGGATAAGCCAGCCAGTTAAATTTTCTCATTTCTAAATCCTTCAGCACTTTATCCATAGCCTCTTCATTCTGCACAACTCTGACCAATACTTTAAATGCTCCGTAGTGCATAGCCAAGTTAATATATTTTATACTTTTTGCATCCCAGTTTTTAGATTCAACATCCGCTATTGTTTTAAAAGTGTACCATTTCTGTGTAGCCTTCTTATCTTTCAGAATCAGGCACACGGTACCTCTTTCACTTCTTTGGATAGCTGTCGTTGCCAGTGTTTTGAATTCAATATTAATGCTTGGACTCGCATTAATCTGTCCCACTATTGCCATTTTATCACTCCCCTGTTTATTTAAAATTTAATTTCAGACCATTCACTATATCTTGCTTTGGCTTTTCTCCGTACACGTCAAATAAATCCAAATCAAAAATATAATGACCTAGACCATCTACTATTTTCATGTTCTCATTTTTTAAAGTCAGGAATCTGTCTTTAATCTGCAAAATCTTATTTCCCTTAACATCAAACATATTATTCAGCTTATCAAGTGCATTATATATTTCCGCCTTATTATTCTCGTCATTTTCAGGGATGTATACAATATCAATACTAATGTGTATTTTCTCTTTATGATTTGCAAAAAACTCTTTTTTATAGTCGATAACCTGAATAAAATATGCTGGTCTTTCTAAATTATTTATGTTATCAATCCCGACTTCCCTACCTGTAAAACTGTCTATTTTACGACTTAATGATTTTATAAAGTCCATAAATTTCATTATTTATCAAACTCCGCTTTTATTGTTGAACCTATGCTGTTCCTAAACACAGGCTCCAATTTATCTATTGTTTTTTTCAGCATAAATACTCCGGGCACTACACTGTTTGTTTTCTTACCGTAATAAACCACTCTGTGCCCATACTCAACATGGTTTACGTATTCGACATTGTTGTATATTATCTGTTTTAACCCATCACCGTTTTCCCTGTGCCAGCCCATTCTTAACTGACCTGTATCTGCTGGCGTTTCTTCTTTTACTTCTTTTATTGTTTGTTCAGCAACTTGTTTAAGTGTGGTTCCAACTTTTTGTGGAGTATCAGTAGCTAACTTTTCTAATTTTTTCGCCAATTTTTCCCAGTCTCCGCTAAGTTTCATTTTTATCCACTTCCTCCACTGCTATCTCCTGATGTTCTATAAAATTAGTATATTTTATTGGTTTACCAGCTTTAAATTTATATTCTATACCGCCTTTATTTATCAACAAAATATCATTCTGTTTTATGTCGGCATCATTACTGACCAGTATCTTATATGTATTTTTTGAGCTGTTTATAATTCCAGTTTCAGTAGCCCTTAAAATTCCTACACTTAACTGGCACTTAATATTGGTATAAACAACTTCCCAACCCTGATTTGTCAGACCGTCTGCATCTTTTGTTTTTGTATTCCTTTTAACTTCCACTATTGTGTCGGTATTAAAAAACTCATTAAGCATTTTTTACCTCCTTATTTCACAACTCCAAGTTTCCTGAAACGGTTCAAGCTTTTTCTAAATTCAGCATCCTCATTTAAGCCTGTGACAAACTCGACCTGCCTCTCTCCACTTTTCATAGATTTTATATTTCTGTTTTTATCAAAGTTGTATTTATGGATATACACGGCCGTAGGAGTTATCAGTTCTTCCGGAAAGTCTTCACGGTTCATATAGTTGATACTGTCCTGGATAACACTTTCAATGATAAGCTTGGTTTTTACCTCATTCAAGCTTACATCAGATATAATTTTTATTTTTTCGTAAACTTTATCAATTATTTCAGTCAATTCTACCACCTTTTCAAAATAGAAAAAGTATGGTATTCAACCATACTTTACCTACGCTTCAATTGCAACTAAACCTTTTACTTTGTTACTCAGTATGAAACAGTCATAGTAAAATCTACCTAAAAATAAAGTACCTGAGTAGTTTTCAGAATCTGTAACCACTCTGTACTCAGCCAGTTTTACAGGAGCGACCGTTGCCGAATTGTGTCCGACTAAACATCCGTAATTTTTAGTTGTAGCTCCGCCTACCCCTGTTTTAATTTCCATCCATTTTTTAGTGACCCTTACTATCGGCACTCCGTCAACCATTCCTACTAGCCCGTTTATTTTTATGTTTTGACCTATATCTGATGCCTTTATAAAATTTTCATCCTTTTTCAGTTTTGTTAAAAACTCAGGAGTAACATAAGCAATTCTGTTCTGAGGTACATCCGCATCATTTAATTTCTCCTGTGCTTCTAAAAATTTATTATATGCGTTGTTAGCTGCAAGTCCTGTTACTGTCTGTGATTTTGTATCGCACGTTTTAAGAATTGTTTCAAATCTGTACTTCTCAATTTCAGGAATTACCCTCTCTCTCAACTGTCTTGCCAGTACTTCTCCTGCCTTAATTTTTGTCTCGTCCTCATCCATTTTATCCAGCAGTATTTTGAACCCCCTGTCCTTAGTCAGTGTCATTTCTTGAACTGAATTTTCCAGGACGTCCGCATTTCCATAACCTGTGTTCCTGTTATAATCCCTATTATCAACTGTATTAATTGAAGTAACTTTTACAGTTTTAGCTCCTACAAAGCTGTAATCATTATTTACTATTTTCTGTGATACTGCATCACTTGTGAATCTTTCATCAATTTTATCCGCAAAAATCTGTGTGTAAACTAGTGCCATGTTTTAATCATCTCCTTTTTTAAATTAAAAAGAACTGAAAGCCTTGTCAAACGCTTCAAGTCCTGAATCTTTTTTATTCTCTTCTCCGTTACTTCCACCGTTCAGACTGTTCGGAATTCCTCCACTCTGAGTTTTAAGGTAAGTGGAAAGGTTTTCGGAAAAGGATTTTACGCTATTTTCAATTTCTTCTTCCGTGTTCCCAGAAATACTTCCTAAAAAACTGTCAGGGATTTTATATTTCCCTAATGTCGCTTTTTTCAGTTCATTAGTTTTCATGGTTGCAAGCTCCGAATTTGAATTTTCAAGCTGTTTCTGAAGTTCAGCAAGGCTCTTGTTATACTTCTCTTCTGCAGTAAGATTAGCATTATTGATTCTGGCCTCATAGTCTTCAATAGTTTCTCCATGTTTCCGCTCCAGTTCTTTTTTCTCAGTTTCAAATTTCTTTCTTTCTCTCGCAATTCTTTCTTTAATCATTTCATCTACTTGTTCCTGTGTAAATGTGATTTCTGACATAACTGTCCCTCCCATTTAAAGTCTGTCGACTATTATTTTCGTCCAGATGTTTAATGTCCCTCAGTACGACAAATAAAAAGGAGAGGTTTTAATCTCTCCTGTATCTATTAAATTACTTTTCTATGCAATTAAATAATCTAATGCTTTTTTATATTTTATGAATCTATCCATGTCTTTCTGTGTTACAAATCTTAATCTTTTCAAATCACTGTTATGTTTTAAATCTTCTATTTTGACTTTTTTGGCTATACTGTTATCTTTTATTGATTTCAGATATGAAAAATATTCCTGATCTTTTTTCTTTGTGATAACATCAACTGCTTCTATCACTTCTTTACTGAACTTGAGATTTTTCAAGTCAGGAATAGTTACCTCTGTGTCCTCAACTATATCATGTAATAACGCAACTATTTTTTCATTATACCCTTCTACATTTAGCATAACGTGTATTGGGTGCCATATGTATCTTTTACCTGCTTTATCTTTTTGTTTCCAATGTTTAATTACACAAAGAAAGAAAGCTTTAATTAATAACATATTTTTCTCCTTTTATTATTTTATCAGCCACATCTTTTTTTATTTCTTTACAGTCAACAGCCCCTTCTAACAGAATCTTTTTAAACCAAAGTGTATTTTCTTTCCATTTTCTTTCTATGAAATTATAAGAAAAAACGGTATTATCTTTTTTCTTGATAAGTATTGTGTTTAAGTCATCTAAATAATACGTTTCTTTCATATTGTCTCAACTCCTCTTGGATTTTTTATTTTAAGACTCAATTTTTCCATTTCCTTTTTAAGTTCTTTTTTTCTTTTTCCATTTGTTTTAATATCCCTATATTCTTCGTAAAGTTTATGTAAAATACCATTTTTAAGTTCAAAACTTTCTTTTGTGTGATACTGCATTTCTATTTTAACACCATTTTTTTCGATAACAGTATTAATTCCTTTATATACGCTTCCGTCTTGCCAAGTATTCCCTATTTTTATTATATTATAGTTTTCTTTCAAAATCAACTCTTTTATTTTATTATACTCTTCTGTAAAAGTTTCAAAATCCAGTATAGTAGTGTATCTTAGTATGTCTTTCATGTCATTAAAAATTTCTGTTTTACTAACGGCTCCATTTCTTTCCAAGAATTCTTTTTCAATTTTTCTAAATAAACTATCTTTTGTTTTTATTCTAAATTCTAACCCTTCAAGATGCCCATCAGATTCACCTATTATACGTTTTATGTCATTTGTTATCAAAGGTTCTTGTTTAACTAAATCTTTATACAGATTTTCGATTTCTTCCGATTCCTCCGTTGATGTTTCATTAACTGTATCAGATTCAATATCAGCATACTCATATGGCACAGTGGTACTTCTACAATTCGGATGCATCGGCGGATAATTTTCCCCTTCAGTCGCATCTTCCGTTTTAAATACTTCCCCGTTAAGATCTGAACAGGTGTGACTCGTCCTACTATCCAGTACCGCCAAAAACTGATATTTCACAACTCCTGCATCCATATATCCCATAAGCGTTGCCTGATTCTGAATGTGGTTGGTCTCGGTTCTTACTAACCTTTCTGCATTTTTATAATTTGTCTCAAATTTTTTAGCTATGTTCTGTGACATAGTCCTGTAGTTGAGTCCTTTATTTAGACCGATAATCACTTCGTTTTTTATTGCTTTCGCCAAATTGTCAGTATTACTCCATATTCTACTTGAATAGTTTGCTCCGCTCCATTCGTTCTCCAGTGCTTTCTTTACTACACTGCTACTAATTACACCCTTTTTAAAACTCAGGTCTTCGGTAAGTGATGTGTACGTATCATTATAGACCTCAGTTAATGTATCCGTCACTTTATTATTGATTTTCTCTCCAGCCTGTATAAGTTCATAGTCGATGCCTGCCTTCAAGCTGTCCAGTCGACTTATACGGCTTCTGTAAGCCAATGTTTCAAGTTCAACTGACAGTTTCCTGAATTCGACAGGGTTAGTTTTTTTCAGCCTTTCAATCTCCTTTACATATTTTTCTATATCATACCGCCATTGCTTATATTCAGTACCACGAAGCAGTGTACTGACCTGAATTTTATCAATACCTAACTTTTTTAATTCTCCCTGGTATCTCGCATATAAAAGTGCTATTTTATTGTTTATCTCCTTGTTGCTTTCCTTAAGTATTTTCACATACTCTTCATATGCCTGTGTACCTTTATCAAACGATAACTCTTCCCTTGCAAGCTGTCTTTCCTCCCAGTATTCCTTACTCTTCATTTGCTAACCCCTTATATTCCAGAGGTTGTTCTGTCTGGTTTTCTTTTTCTATTTTTTTCAGTTCCGCTTCCGTATCTTCAATGAAAGGTAGTAGGGAAATTAAACTCTCCTGTGACACAACTCCATTTAAATTTGTTATCACGTTGGAAAGCTCTACTAAGTTTTCAGGAGTGTTTCTCGTAAATATTTTCTGTATGTCCAGCGGTACCAGATTCAAATTGAAATAATCTAAAATCAGTCCCAGTCTCTCGTTCAACGCTTTTTTAAAATACATTTCCTTCTGTGCAGATAACTGCTCCAGTGCTAACAATTTATACCCCAACGCCACTCCTGAACTGTTACCGGCAAAATTTTCGTCCTGCATATCAGGTATAAAAGAAAATTTATGGATATCCTGGTTCAATCTGTTTTTATTGTTCTGAGCATATGTGTCGTTCACATTTTTTATCAGCCATTTAGCATCCCCATTCTCTCCTAACAGCATTACTTTATTCTTTTTCAGGCTTTTTATATCCTCTTCGTCAGTTCCCTGCATGTTAGTCAATACGAGAATTGCATCTGTAAAGTCCTTCATGTCGTCTAACGATGTTGATACTGCCTCGTTATAGCCGTCAATCAGTGTGATTACTTTTTCAAAGTCCCCCAGTTTCCGCTTATTGTTAGCAAATTCAATCAAAGGTACCTTGCTAAATCCGTGAAGTCTGGTTTCCCCTTGTGCCTGCGGTGTTAATATCACTCCTTTGTAATCCATCACAGAAGTAAATGTATTGACAGTCACAGTTTTTTCGTCGTAAATTTCCAAAGTATAAACATACTCGTTATTTTCATTTTTTTCTCTGCTCCAACGGACTGCATATTTAATGTTTTTATCTATCGTATTATCCCTTACAACAAATACATCACGTGGATCCAGTACCTTGAAGTTTATTGTATTATCTATATTTTTATACCATAGTTCATATGAACATCCAAAGATTGAACAGTTTTCCGCATGTTCAAAGTTACATTGTTGTTCTTCTTCCGTAGCTAAGTATTTTCCCACCATTTCATATTCATTGACTAAATTTTCCTTTAACAGCTTATAATTTATGTTTTTCCCGATAAAATAAGCCGTCGCTATTGTTGTTATATAACTCGGAAAATTGTGAACCATCTTACTGTCATGTTTATCTTTAAGCCTGTCCTGTTTTTCCAGTATTTTATGTTTCCCTGTGTAGTAATCTTCAAGTTTCTGTAATCTCACTAATCTGTTCGCTAAAAAGTCCCATAATGCTTTTTCCAGCACTGTTATTTGCACTTATCTCACCCCCAATATATTTTTATTTATTGTAGTCATTCTGTTATTTCTCATATAGTCCTCCAGTGCATATCTCATGGCATCCATGAGATGGTTAAATTCATCTATCGGTTTATTGATTGCCTCTCCAAATTTATCCTTATCCCAGCTGTAATTACTTATTTCGGTTATAAAATTTGCACATCTTGGATGGATAAAAATCTTAAAATCCTGAATAAACTGTATTCCTGCGTTAATACTGTCTTTCCCTTTTTTAGATGCTTTAATTCTGTGGAGCCCTAAACCCCTTAAATGTTCTATGCTCTTTGGTTCCTCACTGTCAGCAACTATGATTTCTTTTTTGAAACCAAGTTTTTCTATATTTCTGTAAATAGCCGTGTTTTGCATTCTTTTTTGATATATCTCATCAAAAACATAAATTTCTTTCTGTTCCTGGTCTAATATCCCACAAAAAAAAGCAGCAGGGTCGTTGCTATATCCAAAATCTAACCCGAATACCGCTTTTGCTTTTTGTCTTCTATTTAAAATTTCTCTCCAGTCAAATTCTTTTTCTTCCCAGTTTTCATAAACGAGTCCTTCAACTATTCCCCAGTTGCCAAGTCCTGCGACCTGATAACGTCGTGGATTATTCTTCTTCATGTCTTCGAACAGCTTTTTATCGCTTTCGTCAAGCCATTCATTGCACATGTAGTTCGTTGTCTTAGCCATTATATTTTCATCTTCAACGTCAAAAAATCTTTTTTTGAGCCAGTGCCGTTCGTTCCAGGGATTAAAAGTAATTGTTATCTGTTTGAATAAAGGCTCTTCCACTACTCCTCTTATACTTTCGTCGAGCATATTAAAATCTTGTTCCCTGTTTATTTCATAAGCCTCTTCAACCCATGCCCAACATATATTTCCAGTTTCAACTGTTATTGATGTAACTTTAAGCGGATCGTCCAGACCTCTGAATAGAATTTTTTGTCCCGTTGGAATATAAATAATTTCAAGTGGGCTTTCTTTGATACTCCAGTAGTCATTTACCTGAAGTTTGTTTATTGCCCATTTCAAATCTGCAAAGCAGCTATCTTTTAAAGTTCTATATACTTTTCTTATAACTAATAAGTTAGAACAAGGATATTTCATTAGTGCAAAAATAAAAAAAAGAGCAGTTGTCTTGCTCTTCTTACTCGCCCGGCTACCCTTACAAACTCTATACCTTCCCTTAAAGTTCCAAAAATCTTTATATCCTTTTCCAACCAGTTCCGGTAGTTTTACTTTCTTACTCTTCAAGTTCGCTTTCACCTACAATCATGACTGGAATAACCCCTTCAACTTCAACTTTATCAGTATATAACCTATATCTTTTACCTAAAAGTTCTGCCGCTTTCAGTCTATCTTTTAAATCTACATTTTTAACTATTTTTTCTGTTACTGATTTTCCAAATCCTCCTATTACAACTTCTTCGGTTACTTCTCCTCTTAAAGTTGCAGTTAAGAATTCAAGTATTTCCTCAGCTTTTGCTATTCTGTTATTTGCAATTTCTTCTGTTATTTTTTCTATGTATTTTGAAACGTTAGTATTTTTTAGTAATTTATCAGCATTTACTCCCGCATATTTCTCTTTGTACCCAGCCTTTATTGCAGATTCAGTAGCATTTCCACTAGCTACATAGTACTCACAAAAAGCTTTCTGTCTTGCATTTAGTTTCAATGCTACCTCACCTCATTTCTTATAAATAAAAAAGACAGCTTTTACACTGCCCTAAAATTATCTCAATTTTCTTTCAAACCCAGCTTTCGAGTATAATTAATTATAACATATTAAAAATTATATACAAGACCAAAAACAGACCATTTTTTAATTTAATATATTTTTTATCACTTCATCCGAGAAAATAATAATCTGTAATTGCCTAATTAACATATTTTTGTGTCTTTTTATTGTTGTTATTCCTATCCCTAAATTTTCAGAAATAAATTCTAAAGTCATATCGTCAAAATATCTCATTTCTATAATTTTATAATATTTACTGCTTTTTATAGTCTCTAATGCTTTTTCTGTCATTTCAACTACTCTTGCAAGTCTATCAATTTCATCTTCAAGTTTTTCAATTCTATTTTCTACTTTTTCGAGTTCTGACAAATACACTTTACTTGACTGCACGTTTATTTCTGAATTTCTCTTTTGAATTAATTTTCCACTCTCTTGTAACTCTGAAATAAGTATATTTTTAGTATCTATTGCTCCTTTCAGGAATTTTAATTCATACAAAAGTTTCTCTGTCTTCTGAAATGGAGTTAATTGTTTCTCTGCCTTTATCTCTTTATCATTCCTCATCTTTTCCAATATTTTTTCTGCTATCTTTTCTATATCTTTTTCGTTCATTTTACTTCCTTTCTATTTTCAAAATAAAAAGACCAGTTTTATTTGGTCTTGTTTGTTACTCACTTTCTTTTATTACTTTTTCAAATAATTTTAAAATTACTTCTACTTCATATCTTTTTGCTTCTGTAGTTTTTTTACTTAATATCCCATGACGTTCTAAAAAGAAATCTATTAATTCTGTTTTTTCATCTTCTCTATTTGAAATTTCAATCAAAATATCAAAAATAGTTTCGCAGAAAATAATTAATTTAGAAATATGTAACGCCCAAAATCTTGAATAATCTATCACATCATTTTCGTACATAAAAAATTCTTCATATTCTTTTGTTATATCATCATCCATAGCATTTGTTTCTAAAACTCTGAATTTTAACCTATCTTTTGTTCCAAAAATTAAACAAGTTGCTCCTCCATGAACTATAACATTTCTATCTTCTCTGAATTGTTGAAACCATTCTGTATTTAAAAAATCATTTTCTTTTTTTAAATTTTCATTGAGGTACTGCAACAATATATTATTCCTTCTTTTTTTATGTTCTTCATATTCTTTCTTTTTTTCTATACTTAATTTAGGAAATAAACATATTTCTAAAACTTTAAAAACATATTCTATCATAACTCTATATTTTATAAATAAATATTCCATCAAACAACATATTTCATTACTTTCTTTTTTATCTGTTAAATTATTTTTTTTCGAAAATTTATCAAATTTTTCTTCTATTAATTCTAAAGTTGTAATAATTTTTACAAAATCTTGTCTCAATGCTTTTAACTTATACATTAATTTTCTATATTCTGATTCTTCTATACCAAAATCAGCACTTTGGATCAAGAATGTACTATTATAAAATATTCTTTTATCCATTGTAATTTTACGAGCTTCCTTAATTAATTTTAAGTTTTTTTCAAAATTTAAGTTTTTCATTTTTATTCCTCCTAAATATAATACTGTATTATATTATACTCTGAGACCAAAAATATTCAACTGCCATTGTCCTATTATTTCTATTCCTTTTCCTCATAAATCTCTAAAGTCCCGGAAACTTCATCGTCTTCTATTACAAATGTTCTCCCGTTTGTTGCTTTGTAATAGAACAATGTGACCCCATTTTCCAACGCTTTTATTTTTTCTTGTGTAAGCAATTCACACATGTCCATCAACAAGCATTTTTCTAACAAATTATTATCCCAGACTTCAAAAAATATTTTTTCATATTTCTTTTTTTCTTCTTCTGTCATTTTCTTTTCTCCTTTACTATTATGTCATCATAGTATCCCTCTTTAAGTCTTTTTCTGAACAGCTTAAAGTGGTTCGGATAAGTGTCTAATAATTCATATACTAATTGTTCATTTAACCATACAGGGTGCAAATGATATTTTTCTATAAATTCTTTTTTTGGTATATTATGTATTTCCATATGATGTTTTCTGCATAAAGTTAAAAACCTGCTCTGCAATCCATCATCTAAATCATAAGTTGTAGCTGTACTGGAAATATTATCATAATGTTCCAAGTCCACTATTTTTCCATTCTTGAAGTCATGCTTTTCTCCACATACGCAACATACCCTTTCCCTTAAGCATCTGATTACATATCTTTGAATATCAGGTACTATCTCCCTTATATGTCTTTTTACTCCTGTATTTTTATCCTGAATATATAAATTTATATTGTTCTCAATTCCATGTTCTATTATGAACTGGATAAATTCAGTTGCCTGATCTAGTGTCAATGGATTTTTCTTAAACGGACTTAAACTGAACTCTCCAATCTCATATATTCCACCGAACATGTCTTTTAAATAGTCTTTTGTATATCCCAAATCATACCACTCTATACCCTCACTAAACTGTTTAAAAAGCACATATAACAGTTTCATTTGCTCCATTGTTATTGTATTTTGAGGAATAATTTTAATCGGATAGTTGTTTATTTCCTCCTGCCATTCCTCAAGTTTTTTGACACTTTCGTTAGTGGGATATAGCAACCTTATTTCACAGTTTAATCTGTCTATTTCGATTGTTGCCATTTTTTCATTGCTCTCCTAACTTTTTTGAATCTGACTTTTTGAAAAAGGTGCTTATTTCCATCACAAAAATCAAATTCATTATCCGTTAAATCCATACCTTCTTCAAGTTTTCTTTTAATCAGTTCCGCTCTTATTTCCTGTTCTTCTATCATTTATGCCACCTCAATTTTCTGATATCCTAAATCTCTTAAAATTTTAGCTATATACTCAATTCCTTTTTGGTATACTACAGTTTTAAAAGATATCTTGACATCGCCAGTCACATAGTCATTCCATTTACTTTCTATAACTCTGAAATAACCGCAATCGACATAACGTTGATAAGGGATATTATTTGGTTGTAAAATACCTTGTTTTCGCAGAATATCAAACAGTGTGTTTCTACCTACATTTTTAAAATTCAATAACTTTGATACTGTCCCTATATCTGTTGCTGTTTTACTTTCAGTTACATCGTTATAAAATTCAACTTTTGGAGCTTGTTCAATTAATTGTTGAGCCTGTTGTTTATTTTCCAGTTGTAATTTTTCAATCTTTTCTATGCTCTTCAGTTGCATTAATAACAGTTCTTTTTGAGTATATTCTCTTGGCTTTGTAGCTTTTTCTATAAGCTTGAATCTAACTACTGCATCATATCTTGCTGCTAACTGTAGCACTCCTTCTTTTGTTAAACTGTACATCGGTCTTTTCTGATTGTTTTTATCTAAATATTCGCCCAACACAAAAATGTGTTCGGCTCCTATACCTTGTTTTTCTAGCTTTTCTATTTCATCCCTGATGTCCCTTAAAATTTGGTCATGTCTTTTCCCTGTTATTTCAGATATTTCTAAACTTGTCATTATATTTTCATTTCCTAAAATTTGTAATTCGTTCATCACTTTCCTCCTATAAAATTTCTATTCTTACTCCTGCGTTTTTCTTGTCAACTTCATAACCTAAGAACACAGGAATAACACTATTTACATCATCATCTTCTATCCAGTTGTAATCCTGCATTAGATCTAGTGGAAGTTGTGCTGCATTAATATAATCAAATTTTCTTTTACTGTCCCTGATAAAGTAAAATCCAATTTTGTAAGGTTTTTCTTTTCCCTTTATCATTTCCTTAAATTTGCTTGAATTTTTCCACCATTCATCGCTGTGATTTTTTATATAATTTCTTACAGTTTTTGAATTTATGAGCATTTTCCCTGTCCATTGCTTGCTGTTTTTTGAACTCGGTACATTGCCACTTATGAATATCATTCTATGCCTCTCTTCCTGAATTTATTTAAAATTTTCTTCCTTTTTCATTTCTAAGTATTTTTTCTCTGAAACCATTTTACTGCCTGAGTGCAATCCTTTAATCGTACCCTTATGCCTTTTCACAAAGTCCCATATTTTCTGATAATCATCTGACTTTATCTGATGTACTCCATCGTTCAAGTCGACAATTTCCAAAAAATATATTTTTATTCTCATTTATCTACCTCGTATAATTCTTTTCAACAATTTTTTGAAATTCCAGGTTATATCTCATATGAACTGTTCCTGTTTTCCCATTTCTATTTTTCCTGATAATAAATTCCATATCAGTTTCATTGCCTTTTTTATCATTGTAATAATCTTCTCTATGAAGAAAAGCTACAACGTTACTTGCCTGTTCTATTCCTCCTGAGTCTCTCAAATCAGACAGTATAGGTCTTTTGTCACTTCTACCTTCAACGACTCTGTTTAATTGAGCTAAAATCATAATGCAAGTATCTAGTTCCTTAGCTAAAGACTTTAATCTATTTGCCATGTACTCAACTTCATTGTTCCTGTTGCCTAAATTTTTAGTACTTCTTAGAAGTGTCAAATAGTCAATTATTATTAGGTCAAATTTCATGATTTCATGTTTTCTTTTTATCTGTCCTATTACTTTTTCAAAACTTGCATCTTGGCAATCCAGTATTTGCATTTTATTTTCTCGCAAATCATTTATGGAATAACTTAGCAATTTAGCTTCCTCATCATTAAAAGTTTTTCTGTCAATTTTGTAATAATTCACCCTCGACTCTATTCCCCATATCCTATTTCTTATCTGTTTTTTACCCATTTCAAGGTTTACGTACAGAATATTTCTATTTTTACCAACTCTATAAGCCAGATTTAAGGCAAAAGCTGTTTTACCAACTCCTGGTCTTGCTCCTACTGTCACAAGACTTTCTTTCTCAAGAGTGAAATATTCATTTATTTGAGAATATGGGAAAGGGATTATTTGTTCATCCTCTTCAGAAAAAACTTCATCTATCAAATTTTTGAGTGAGAAAAATTCATTCTTTGCATCGCCAATATTATCTAAATCATTTATCATTTTTAATATTTCCGATATTTTATTTTCAAATTTATCTTGGCTATATAATGCTTTTTCCAGTTTTTTGTTTAATTCCCTATTTTTATAATTATCAATAACATCAACAACTGCTCTTTCAATATTGATGATGTTACAAGCGTCTGACAAATCTGACAGATATTCCATATCTATATCAAGTTCAGTTATATTAAAATTAGAATTTTCAAGATATTTTTTTTCCATTTTTTCAAAAACTTCTTTGAAATCTTTATCAGAAAAATGTTCAGGTCTTAAACCTATTTCCAAAGCTGTTCCTATTTCGCCCTGATACATCACAAGTCTTCCAAGTAAGCTTTTTTCCAGTTCTTCATCTCTATTCATCCCAGTTCCAACTTCCTTTCTCTTCTTTTTGACTTTCTGAAATAACTACATCTGTGTACTTATCTTCAAGTATCTGTGTCAATTTATCTGATCGTATTAAAAAATCAAAATCTATCTTCCAACCTCTGTTGTTTTCTCCTCTAAGAAAATTAGAAAATTCAATTTTATCTATAGCTTTTCTTATGTTTTCTTCTCCAAAATCTTTTATAATCTTCTTCAACTTCCGTTTTCTTACATCATTCATGAGTTTAATTTTTTTTAAGTTCAAATCCTCAGCTTTTTTATTCCAACTTTCAATTACCAAATTTATTTCTGAAGAATTTTCTTTTTTATATTTTTCTTTAAATTCATTCTTATTTATTTCTTTCTTATTTAGGTACTTAAAATCCGACTGGTTGTAGTCTTCTTTTTCCGACTGGTTTTCTTTTCCCGACTGGTCTTCTTTTTCCGACTGGTTTTCTTTTCCCGACTGGTTTTCTTTTTTATTTTTAAATTTTATTTTTTCAAAATCAGATTCTAAAAAATATTTTGTTGCTTTTCCATTTTGCTTTTCAGCTATTATTACATTTGATTTTTCTAATCTTTCAATTGCTCCTATTACCTGATCCTTTCCAAAATCTGTCAATTCTTTAATCTTTTTGTGTGTCAGATAAAAATACACTTCATCTTTTTCATTTACAAAATTGTTTTTAACCGAAAGTTTCCAGTTATTTAGAGCCAACATATAAATAATCATGTCAGCAGGTTTTAATCCTTCAACCTCCAAAATCCATTTTGGCATAGTATAAAATTCATTTTTTTTAAAATCATTCAATTTCATTTTTCCCACAATTACCCCTCCAAAGCATGTATTTTTCTATGACATTCTTCACATAGACAAATTAAATCCGTTTCCCAAAAATCATATTCATATCCATGATTTTCGTAAGTTTTATGATGAACTTCCATTTTTCCTTTTGAATCACAAATTTGACAATGATATTCTGCTCTTGTTTTTACCCTATGAGTAATTGCTTTCCAGTATTTAGTGTTCAAAAAATCTTTATATTTCATTGATTTTATATATTCAGCCACTTTTTCCTTATCTTTTATTTTTCCGATTTGTTTCATCTTCAAGTTAAATTGCATCTCTTCTTCCCATTCGTAACCAGGAGTAAGATATTTTTTTATGTAATCTTCCGTTTTTGGGAAATCTTTGCTCAAATATTCCATAATTTCCTCGTGTGTTCTTCCTAAAAGCTTTTGAGAACCATTTATACCGATAATCTCCATTTCTTCCTCCTACTTGCATTACAGCACAATAAATGATATAATTATGTTGTAATAATGATATGTATTTGCACTCTTTGAGTGCTTTTTTTATTTGTTTTCACATCTGTTACTTAAATTTTTCCAATCTTAAACGTTTTTGATCTCTTATGATAAAATATCCCTGACTATTGATGTAAATTTCATTTATGGTTGTTCTCCTTGTACTAGAATCAAACAGAAGTATTTTTGCTTCAGTAACTTTTCCATGTCTTCTGCTTGTTCTTACAATTTCTTTCCTGTTTCCTGTTTCTTCTAAAATATGCAAATTTTCATATTTTGGACATTTCCCTAAAAAATCTTTAAAATTCAT